ACCGTGCGCTTCTGCGAAGTCGAAAGGTACTGGCAGCCCATGAAGATGCCAGCGATGCCAGCAGCGGCGGTCGTGCCGTCACCCTGCGCGATGGTGCCGTCATTGACGGGCTCAACGGGGTCGCCAAAGAAGATGTTGGTGGTGTTGTAACCAATGGTAACCGCGACCTGTTCATAGGTCGGGGCCGAGCCAGTGCCCTGATACTGACGGAAACCGAACGGCGCGTTTGTGTTCGCCATGACGGTGCCTCCTTTTTACGGGAAGTCCCAATCATCGCGCGCCGGGGCGACTAGGAACCGGAAAATATGAAGCCCTCACGCCGGGGAGGGCTGGGCGAACAAAAGTCGCCCGTGGGCACATAATACATCCGACCGCATGATAAAGTAAAGGGGCGCATTCGTGCGCCCCCTGTTGTCCAATTTATTCGCCGCAATAATCGCAAATTCGCGGCGATTATTGCGGCGATTAATTACAGATCCTCGGGGATCGGCATGTCGAAGGTCTTCTTGATGCTGGGCCGGACGCGGTCGTTGTCGCGCGACATCGTCCCCTCCGGCGTCCCGGCGAGCTGGCTCTCCTTGATGCGCACCTGCTGACGCGCGCGGCGAAGTTCCGCCCGGGCGATCTCATTGCAGATTTCCGTCGGGCGCTCCATCAGGACCATGCCCTTGCGCTCGATGGTGTTGCCGGACCAATTCCTCGGCATCATCGCCTCGTGGGCGGCGTTGCGGTGCAGGGGGACTTCCTCCCAGCCGTCGCGCGCGAGCTGCACCGTGTAGGCCGGATCCTCTTGGTTCCAGATCTTGTGGCGCTTCCACTCATACGTCCACCCGTCCGGGACGAGGCTGGGCGGCACGTAGAACTCATCTGTCCCCTCGCTCATGTCGCCGACGTGCTCGCGCAACTGGGCGACGCGGGCAGCCGCACGGGCGCGGGGGTCTTCCTCGCGCATCTCGGGGCGCAGGGCGGGGCGCTCGGCGACTTCGACTTCTGCGGGCTTGGCGGTAACCGTGCGCTCTGCGACGGCCTTTTGGAACTTGCTTGCCATAATTTCTCTCCTAAACGATTAGAGGCGGCCTTCCTTCTGAAGAAGGAGCTTGTTGCGGGCGTAGTCCTGCTCGGTCATGCCGAGGTCTTTTGCGGTTTCTGCTTCAGCCTTCGTCAGGCGAACAACATTCGGTCGCGAGCCGGTGCCAGTGCCGGAGCGGCTGACGGGTGCGGCGGGCGGCGAGCGTCTCTGCGTGACCTTGGCGGATGCGGACATCGGGTCTTCCTCGCCGACGTCCACGCGCTTGCTGATGCGGAGCGTGTCCTCGACGAAGCCGAAGTAGTCGTCGCTGTCGGCCTGATATCCGTCGGCCATCGCGAGGTTATGTGCCGCCACCATCTTCTGGTACATGCGCGGGTCCGTCACGCACTGCGGATTGCGGCGCACCCAGTCGGCGGAGCGCGGCGAGAGCTGGCTCGCGAGCGCCTCAACGGGGTCTGACGGGCGCTGCTGCTGCGGCACCTCATACTTCGGGGCGCTTTCCATGTGGGAACGTCCACGCTCAAGCTCCATGAGCTTGGACGTGTTCATAGACATGCCCTCTTGGATCTCGGCGGCCTTGGTGTAGTCGCCGACGGCCATTGCCTCGCTGTAATTGTACTTGAGGATGTCGTTGTTGCGCTTAACCGTGTCGATGGCGTTCTTCACGAGGTGCAAATTCGTGTCCTGCACCTCGTTTTTGGCCTCCACGGCGACCTCTGTGGCGCGTCTGGCTTGCCTTTCGGCCTCAATGCGACCATTCCGCTCCTGTTCGAGCTTCAATTTGAGGTCGTTGATGCCCTCATCGGGGTCCATGCCCCGCTTTTTCGCATTGTCATCGACACGGACGTCAATCGTGTCGTCTTTTGCGATGTTTTTGTCGTCTTCCAACAGGATTTCGACCGTATCTTCTTTGTCAGACATGAATTTCTCCTACCAAACTTGATCGGGATGACTGATGCGCGCTCGGATCGACATATCGTCGAGCATTCGGCACAAAGTGCCATTGATTGTGATGTTCCAGCCGTCGCTCGGGCGGAAAACGATCCAGTCGCCCTCCTTGACGTTGATGCCGGAGAACCACTTGTCGCTCTCGTCAACGAAGGCGGACGGGCCCTTCTTGATGACCAGACCGACCTTGGACTGGTATCGGTCCTCGTCGCGGGTCTTGTCCGAGAGGATGATCCCGCTCTTGGTTTTCTCCGGGCGGATATACACCGCTACGAGGACTTGCATGTTGAAGACCTCGATGTGGCTCACATCCCCCACGTCCTTCAGGAGGACGGACTTCGGGTCGGTTTCGTGCAGCATTGCGATGTTAGACATTATTCCCCTCACTCAGTTTCGTTTGCGTCGCTCAATGGCAAGCGACGCCTCGTCGCACATTTCAAGTGCGAGCCGAAGGCCCTGTATAATTCCAACGTGGTGTTTGTAGGCCGGGTAATCAACCACGGCTAAACCATTGGAGAGAGTGTCTTTTCTCTCTTCAATGGTCTGCGCGATCAATTGCTTCAGTTCTTTCTCGAACTGAGAATTGTGTGTAAGCACAAAGGTTCCCCTCTCTGTGTCCCCTCATGTGTTGGGCGGCTGGCATGAGGGGACAATGCCAACCGCCCTGTACTCGCGGCCTAAATCCGGAAAGGCCGCGAATTATTTGCGCTTCTGGATCTCGGACTTCTCAAGCCGACCGAGGCCACTGCCAGAACCCGCGTCCATGTCCTTGTAGGAACGGTAGACGCCGCCACCAGCCTTATGCGCCGACCGCTTGGCGATGTCAGCCTTCTGGAGGCGTCCCTCCCCAGATCCTGAGCCAGCCGTCATGTCCTTGTAGGACGAGGCGACCTTGCTGATGCGGCCACCGGCCTTGCGACCCATCGGGGGGGCACCACCGCCACCCGGCATGGGCATGGGCATCGGCATGGGCATCGGCATTGGCATTGGCATCGGGGGCGCGCCGCCGGGGGCGGGAGGGCCGCCCATCGGGATCGGGATCCCGCCGGGAGGAGGGCCGCCGGGTCCGCCCGGAGGCATGCCGCCCGGCATCCCACCCTGATCGCCCCTGCCGGGGTTGATCATGATGTTGATGTGGGTCTTGCCCTTGGCCTTGCCGCCGCGCCTGTAGCCCGTGGGCTTGCTCTCGCCCATGTTCGGGGTCATCGGCGGCATCTGCATGCCGGACTGCATGGCGGGCGGGATCATTCCCGGGGCGTTGCCGCCCAGAGCGCCGCCGTAGAACTTGCCGGTGCGAGCGGCGGGCTTCACCATCTTCTTGATGAGCTTCTTGTCCATCGCCACGTCGCTGTGCGCTTCGGCCTTGCCGCCCTTCTTGTAGGGAGACCCGGACGCGCCGGAGCCGAAGTTCAGCATCTGCTTGTTCACGATGCCCATGCGGGGATCCGGAGCGCCGCCGTCAGCGTACTGCTGCGCCTTGCCGCGTGTGGGCTTGGAGGCTGCACCGCGCGACTTTTCCTGAGCTTCCTGCTCCTTGGTCGAAGCGCCGGGCTTGCCGTCATAGCTCTCGGCGGGGCCGTAGACGACCTTGCCGCCCTCCTTGCGTGCCTTGCCGCCGCGCTTGCGGTTCTCGGGCAAGTTGCGCAGGTACTCGCGCTGCTCCTCGTCGAAGGCAGCGGCGTTGGCCGCGCGCTGGGCGTCAGTCAGGCCCGGCTTGATGCCCGCCTCTTCGCGCGTCAGCGGACCCGTGGGGTTCGCGACGGGCAAATCCTTGCTTGCCTCAATGAGGCTCTCAATCGACATCGGGCCGCCGACCTGCTTGCCCTTGCGCTTGGCCGCGCCGCCCTTCTTCATGGCAGTGTTGCCGGAGAGCATCGCGCCGATGCCCTTCTTGATGGCGTCAGTCGGCATGCCGCCGACGGCCTTCTTGGCGCGACCGCCGTGCTTCAGGCCACCGACGTGCTTGATGCCCTCGCGACTTTCGTTCGCTTCCTTCTGGTCGCGGTTCATCTTGGCGACGGCAATGTCCTTGGCCTCGACCTTCCCGTCCTCGACGAGGCGGCCACCGGCCTTACGTCCACGGCGACCGGCGTGCTTGACGCTTGCGGCCCCGGTGACCTTGCCGCCCTTCTTGAACTTGGACTTGGAGACCGGGCGCATGCCCGTCTTGGCCGTGGTGTTCAGGGGCTCAGACGGCGACCAGTTCGAGCTATCGACCTTCTGATCGACCTCGCCCGCGAGGCGCTTCGCCTTCGCCCTCATGGCCTCGCGGCCCTTTTTTGCCATTTCGTACATTGCCTGCTCCTAGCTAGGATTTTACGGGCGTCCCCGTTGCCAACTGGCACGAGACCAATATACACTCAATCCGTGATCTTAGAAATGGAGATGGATGATGACTACAAAGCCCTCAACTTTGACCTTTGATGACGCCGAGCGCCTATATGGCGAGGTCATGGGATGCGTTGCCGAAATTATTGCCGAATTTGACGCTGATGTAGATGACGAGAGAATTGCAGAAATTTACAATTCACTCGACATTGCCATGCGCGATATTTATTCGTTCGCTGCGCCGCCTAAGCGGTAGCCCCACTTTTTACCCTGATCTTCAACATGCTTCATGATGTTGTCGAGCCATTCCTGACTGGTCTTTTGCACAGGGAATTTCGTCAACAACGCCTGTTGATACATCGTCGGTGAAATATCTTTTACATCGCCGGTTTTGCGCTCAATATATGTCGGGCTCAGGCTCTTAAACCAGTCAGGGAACATCAACCTAGCCGGAATTTGATGCTCTGTTCCGCCGCGATATTCGCCAAACATAGGCGTCGTATATGTCCCATGCTCAACGTTTTTACCGCGAGCGTTCGGGTCAAGGCGTGAAATTGCAAAGCCAGAAGACAATTGATCCGCACCAACAAGGCGGGGTTCCATCACGGCAAGACGTGCCGCCCCAAGATTGGGAAGCCCACCTTTTTGTTCCGTGGCCTTGTCGAGGGCTTGAAGAATTTTAGAGGTGCGAGCGCCCGTTTCCTTTGTTTTGAGCCAGTCTTCAGACGTGCGCGGATTAAGAATGCCGGGCCATTCGGGGTAAAACCGACGAACATATGTGTCGAAGTTTTCAGCAGCTTTGGGGTCAATCTTGCCGCGCGTCGGGTCAATTTGGCGGAGAACTCCCTCAGCCATCATCTGCGTGCTGTCAAGTGAGGGATAGCCCATCACAGTATGCGACATGAAAATAGGAGCATTTTCAGGAATGCCCTGCGCTTCAATTTCCTTGCCGAGGCGCTTCTGCATGCTAGAAACAGCGCCCTTGCGGGACGCCCAAATTGCAGGATCTTCAATTGACCGTTTGAACTCACCGCCACCTTGAAGGTTAACTGGGTCTGTGAGCTTAACACCGTTAATTTCGTCGAGCATCGCACCCGCACGAGAACGGTCGCCAAGGGCAGACGTAACGTATCCGCGTTCGCGATACATATCTTCAGGGTTAAACGGTTTCCACGGCTGGAGATCGCCCTTTGGCGTTATGACATATTCTGCATTTTGAGCGCGCATGCCAATCTTATCTTTACCGGCAAGATCGCGCTTGGACAGGACAACATCAGCGATGCTCGGATCTTTTGCGATCAGATCGGCACCGCGAATTGTTTGGGATAGATTAGCAGGCGGGCGATTGTGGCCGATGCCAACAATGCGAAGAGCCTTGTTGATATTCGCTGCCTCAGCATCCTGCGGCGCAAGCACAGCGCCAGCACCTACAGCCGCACCGGCCTGCGGAGCATACTGCTTGGCGGCTTCAACGGCGCGGCGGCCATAATCCACCGCAGGCTTGACGAGCCTCCCCGCGAACGGGAGGGCCGTCATGCCAGCGGAGATGCCAGCGCCAAGGTAGTCGCCCTCACCGAGCTGGTGGCTGATGTCGGTTGCGTTGAGTGCGCTACCGGCGAACGGGACGAAGTCGAGCGCGCCAACGCCCATGCCGTCCTGACCGCCCTCGCCAACAGCAAGCTGGGCAAGGCGCTGACGAATTGTTGACGCCATATTGAACTGGTCGTCGCCAGCAATGAAGTCCCCGATCTGCTCGCGTGTGGATGGAGTGCGAGCCGACATCGTCGGCTCACCTTCTGCACGGGGGAAGTCGCGGTAATTTTTGACCGCGTTGGCCCAATTTTCACCCATGACAGCCGGGTCCATCGGCGGCACGTCACCGGAGCGACCAAGTTGCCCCAGAGTGGCTTGGTAGCGAGCGTGAGACGTAGGCCCGCGCGTGTCCGCAGGGCCAACGGCGGCGTCAGGGCGCTCGCCACGATAAATCGTCAGCGGTCGAGCGCCGTCTGAATATTCTTCGCTTGGCTGACCATCGACGCCACCCTCAGTAGCGTAGCCACCGCGAGCGAGGTGGAGGGCGCGCTCGACGACAGCGCCGCCGTCGGCCTCCTGCATGGCCCTGATGATGTCGCTGTGCGTATTAACTTCGTTTGCAGCCTTGTCCCAGATCGAATGGTGGGCGAGGTGCTGGTAGAAGGGGTCATACTGCGAGGGGGCCTCAAGGCCGAGCGCCCCCTGCCTTGCAGCAAGCCGGTCCACAGCCTCAACGCCGCCCTCGCCATAGCCGCGAGCAATATACTTGCTGGCTTCCTTTGACGGGTTCCCAGTGTTCATTTTGATCTGCCGGGCATCAAGCGTCGGCTGATCTCCACGACCGTAAAGGGACGCGAGGAAGCCGCTCTTCGACGGCCCGACGCCACGGATGTCGGCGGTGAAATTGCGCCATTCTTGCGGGCTAGATCCGCCCTGAGCCGCGCGAGCGACAAGATCAGACGCTGCCTGTTCGCGCCCCGGGAGGTGCGTTGCCGCCCAGTCCATGAAGGCCGGAACTTCGTTCTGTTTCCCAAAGGGCTGCATGATTTTCATGGCGCTATTGGCGCTGGCCTCGCTGACGTTGCCCTTGACCGCCTCGTCCAGATACTGCTTCCCCGCCGGGGTCATGAGCCATTCAGACCACGCACCCTCAGGCCGGATTGTCGTGATGTCTGGCGGAAGATCCAACCCAAGCGCGCGGAGCCTGTCAGCGTCCTGCGACCGGCGCTGAATGCTGGCGCGCGTGGTCGTGTAGCCTTTGATCAAATCACGGGCCGAGAGGCCCTCCTTGGCTGCCTTGTCGGACATGCCGCGCATGTAGTCGCCGAATGCCTGAACGTGCGGCGGGATTTCCTGAAGGTCGAGATCTCTGGCGACATCCGTCATCGGACGCCACTGCCAGTCCGTGAGGCGCTTTGTTGGGGCGTCGGAATACTGCTCGACCTTGCCGAGCTGTTTGTCCTGCGCAGCTTTCTTAGCTGCAGCCTTCTCCGCTGCCGCAATCGCCTCCGCAGACATCTCCGTTGCCGCAGGCTTGAACAGGTCGGAGACGAGCTTCATGCCCTTATCAATCAGCTCGCCGCCTGCCTTGCCAACAGCTTTGCCGCCAGCGTGGCCCTCGCGCTCCTCGACCATGCCGCCGTCGTCGCGGTGGAAGCGCGTCTCGCCAATGTCGAGCCCGCCGGTGCGGCCCCACTTCGGAGCGGGGCGGCCAAGCGCGGCCTGAGCCTTCGGGCCCCAGAAGTGCGTCGCGCCGCCGGTGATGTCGTCGCCGCCCATAGCCGCGTCGAGCGCGGCCTGCGCCTTCACATACTTCGTCGAGCCGGGCTTGTGGCGCATCGGGTAGTTCGACCCGCGCGGGTCCGTCCACGGCTCAAACTGCTTCGGGGCGAACAGAACCCTCTCCGGCGTCTTGCCGTATCGGCCCGACATGATCCGGTTCATGATGACGTGCGCAATGCCTTGGCCCTCTTCGAGGGTCTTGCCGCTGCTCTCAGCCGCAATCGTGCGGATGATCAGGTCGCGCTGCTGCGGCGTCATGCTGATGCCGGGCGCGGCCCTGTCCGTAAACTTGGCGATGGGGGCGGCTTGGTCGATGGCTGCGGACGCGGCGGACTGTGTGGGGCTCGAAAGGAGCGCCAGAAGCTCGTCAGTTGTCGGGGCGGGAGGGGCACTCGGGGCGGGTGGCGTCACCGGCACGGCGGACAGGTCGAGCGCACCGTAGGGGCTCTCGTGGCCGTATGCCTGATCCTGCGGCTGCATTGACGACATGTCGAGCGCACCAAATGGTCCCTCGGGCTCATAGGGGCGGTCGAGGTAGGCGGGACGGGGAGGAGGCAGCGGGACATTGCTGAGGGGCGCGGGGCGCGCGATAGGCATCGGGACCGGACGAGGCATCGGCACAGGCGCGGCCTGCGGCTCGGGTGCCGCCTGTGCGCCGCGCATGGCCCGCGTGGCCTGATCGGCACGGAAGAAGTCGGCGGCGCTATCGCTGTCGCCCCAGTTCACCTGACCGTTGGAGATGACGGGCATGCTGTTGGACTGGATGTCGGTGTCGCCGCCGTCAGCGTAGCCGCCACGGGAGAAGCGCATGTCCATGCCACCCATGACCGCGTGGCCGCCACGCGGGTCGCGCTGCGCGTTGATGAAGGCATTGCCACCGCCGCCAAGGGGTCGGCTCACGCCCGCACCAAAGCCGCGACGCCCATCCTGCTCAGTCACCGAGCCGGACACATTGTTGCCGAGGATTTGCCGCGCGAGGGACACCATGTGCTGATCGTAGCGGCTGGGCACTTCCATCGCGTGCATGCGGCGGTAGCCCGCGTTGAAGCCGCCGGGTAACTCCGCGCTGACGTTGTAGCCGACGGCGGGCGTGGGCATGTCGCGGCCAGTGGCCACCGTCGCGCTCCCGGAGACGGGACCGGCCCGGAAGCCGGGCTGGATTGCGACGTTGCGATAGTCGCCGCTGACGTCGCGCTCGCCACCGCCACCGACAAACATGCCGGTGTCGGGCTGGATCATGCCGTAGGGGCTCGGCGAAGGCAGGTTGCGGACGTTGAACTCGGGCTCAGGCGTGGCGAGTGACAGGCTGGCGATAAACCTGTTCATTTCGTCTTCGGTCATGCCCCTACTCCGATGTCAGCGGCTGCTCGTTGCTCTCAAGTCGCTGGATCATATCAGGTTGCAGGAAGTTCTGCACCACTGGTATCGCCTGCGGGTTGTCGCCCATCTCCATCGCCAGCTTCACAGCCGCCAGACGCTCACGGCTCTCGCGGTCGCGCTTGCGGTTCAGGGCGTCCATCATCCCGTCCTGCTGCTTGATCTGAAGCTCGTTCTGCTTGAGCTGGATCTCGTCGGCCTTGAGCTGGTCAAGGAAGGTCGGCTGCCCGTTGCCGAGGCCGCCCGCCTCCTGCTGCGCCTGAGCCATCTTGGCCGCGACTTCCTGCGACTTGACCTCGACCATCGCCGTCTTGGCGTCGGCCTCCTGCTTCTTGATGCCGACCATTGCCTGAGCGTACTGGACTTCCGGCGGGGGCTTCTGCTGAAGGGCCGAGGGCGGCACCATGAACTGCTGCGGGTTGCTCCAGCCCATTGCCTGCATGGCTGCGGTGTCGATGGCGATGGGGTCGTACATCGACGGGTTCTGCGCCTGAAGCTGCTTCAGGCCGACGATCTTCATCATGCGCTGAGACTGCGACGCGGTGTTCGGATCCGCCTGCGGCACCAGCTCGGCGTCGTCCAGCGCCTGAATAAACGTCTGCTGGTCCCACTGGTATGCGGGCTTCTTGTTGCGCTGCCAGAAGCTCTCGGGGTTCTCCCGGAAGCACTCGACGAGGAGGCGGAACTCTTCGGCCTGCGAGGCGTGCATGCGCTTGTGGACGCTGTTCAGCACCTTCGTCGCCTGATCGATCATGGCCAGCGTCGTGCCCACCGGCGCGTCTGCGCGGCCCTCGCCGACCGCCTGCTCCGACGTGCCGCCGAGGCGCATGCCGGTCTCGGCGATGTTGGTCACGAGGTTCATCAGGCCCATGCCCGGCTCCTTGTACGGGAGCGGCATGATGGCTTGATTGATCGGCAGGCCGCCCGTCTTGACGAGAGCGCCGCCACCGGGAGGAATGCGGAAGATGTTGGTGTTCTGGCGGCCACCGGCGTCGCTGAACAGGAAGCCGGGGAAGTTGGCGAACATTCCCGCGTCGAGCATCTCGCGCCACGCCGCCGTGACTGCGTTCGTGGTGTTGCCGAGGATGTGCAGGAGGCCGATGTCGTAGAAGCCAAAGCCCGGCACGAACGTGTACTTGACGAACGTGGTTCGCGCCTCGGGCAGTTCGTCAGTCTCGTTGTAGTTGCGGACGATGGACAGGATCTCCTTTGAGGAGACGTCGATGGTCACGCGGTAGGGGATCTCAAGGCCGGAGACCTTGCCCTTGTACTTGTGCTCATAGTCCGGAATGTCCAGCTCGCAGTAGCACTCGTAGATCTCGCGGTCGCGGTCCTCGGGACGGGAGGACGTCTCGGTGACGCCCTGCTGCGCGCGCTCCTCGCGCTGCGCCGGGTCGAGGCTGGCCTGCTGCGGCACGGGCAGGTCGCTGTCCTTGTAGACGCCAAGGATCTGGAGGCGGCGCACGGTCGAGGAGCGCATGTAGCTGCGGTGCGTGACGCGCTTCGCGTTCGTCAGGTCGGTCGCGGCGTTGCTGACAATCAGGTCGTCGGCATCGACGGTCTCGCTGACCGGGCGATTGCGCAGGGGGCACTGGTAGACCTTCTTGAAGCTCGTGCCGCCGAAGCCGAGCATGAGCAGCATGCGGTCGGTGTCGGGGTAATATTCCGACGCGGTCGAGGTCAGGTAATGGTTCAGGTCGCGCTGGAGCGCATCGGCGCGCTGGTCCTCGCCGAGGTCTGCGTTGTTGTTGTCGTTGCGGATCTTGATCGGGCCGTCGGTCGGCAGCAGCTCCGAGCGGGCGTTGGCCTGAAAGCGCAGGACGGCCTCAAGCAGGAGCGGGTGGCGGACGCGGCTCATGCCCTCGACGGGCGCACCGTCTGCGGTCCCGCCGACGTTGGGCACCTCAATCTTGAGCCCCAGCAGCTTGATGCCCTGAGCGCGCGCCTCAATCCAGTCGCGGCGGCTCTCAAGGTCGTCCTCGATGCCACGCATCAAGTCGTTGGCGATAATACCAAGCTGGGCTTGGTCGATGTCATCGACGAGGTTGGCAAACCAGCCGCCCTTCTTCTTGTCGGGGCCGCTCTCGATGGGCTTGCCGTCGAGGCTGATGCTGATCGACCCGTCGTCGTGCTCGATGCGCATGACGTTGCCGTCCGTGTCCGTGTCCGGCACGTCAGCGCCCTGCTCGATGATCACCTCGGTGTCACTGGCGGGCGACTGAAGATTGGGGGCGGGCAGGCCCGGCAGGCGGATGTTGGGGTTAGAAAGGCCGGGCAGCGGCATGGATCATCCCTCAGACAAAAGTGCGGAGATTTCCTCGTCGAACTGACGGAGGCCATCCTGCGCCGCGAGGGTATCAGATTTGGCATCGACGGTATAGACGCGCACATAGTCGTGCGGCTCCCGGCCCCAGACCTCGACCCTGAACTGGCCGAGGCCGACGGGCGTGGCGGGGCGGATGACGTCAACGATGGCGTTGGCGGGGATCATAGGTGCGTCCTTATGGGTGCTGTGGCGGCGTAGGGGATCACGGGTGCGCCCCTAAATCGGGTAGAGCGGCGCGGGTGCCTTGCCCGTGTGGCGGCGACCGGCGTCAATCTCAGCCATACGCTCGGGGGCGCGCGTGAGCAAGCCCCTGTCGCGCATGAAGCGCAGCGCCATGCTGACGGTGTCCACAAGGTCGTCGTGCGTGCCCTTCGGGAAGATCTCGCACTGCCTGATGACGAGGTCGGACCAATGCCGGTCGGGGGCGTAGACGATGCCCTCGCTGAACAGGTGCTGCACGCTGTAGAGGCGACTGAGCTTGTCGATGGCACCGGGGTTGATCAAGTGGACGCCAAAGTCCTCGTTGTTGTAGAGGCGGCGCAGCTCCTGACTGACGCTGATGCCCGACGCCTTCGCCTCGACGAGCAGCGTGTCCACCTTGAACTCGGTGCAGGTCTTGATGACCTTGCGCACGAGGTCGGGCATCTCCAGCCTCTCCTGCCACGCGGCCATCATCATGACGCGGGGCACGCTCTCCGGGTTGTGGTCGAGGAGCTGGCTGATGCGGACGCCCTCGTCGAAGCGCGACGCCTCGTCGGCGACGTTCTTGCGCTTGCTGCGGGCGCTAACGAAGTTGTCGGCGCGGTTGTTGATGTCGCCCGAGAAGATGCCCCAAATCGTGAGGGCCGAGTAGTCGTTCTCGGTCTTCGTCGTGTAGGCGGTGTCGAGGCTGGCGACGACGTAGTCAATCGGCGGCCAGCCCTCCTCGACCCAAGTCTCCCACCAGTCGGGCTTGATGATCCCGCCTCCGCGCGGCGTCGGCTCCTGCTGGAACTGACCGGCGGCGGCGTAGGGGCCCATGACCTTCTTGTCGCGCTCGACGACAGCGGCGCTGAACCGCTCCGGGAAGAGCAGCTCGCTGTCTTCGGTGCGGGGATCCTCAAGGCCGAGCAGGGTCGGGGTGGCGCGCGTCGGATCATATTCCATCGGCAGCATAATGTGGTCGTAGCCGAGCTGCTCGTCGAGGATGACACCGCTAACGTCGCCTTGGTGCAGGCGCTGCATGACGACGACGATAGCCGAGCGGTCTGGATTGTTGAGGCGGGTCGGGACAGCCTCCTTGAACCACTGCACGGTCGTGTCGCGCATTGCATCGGAGTTCGCGCCGTCCACGCTGTGCGGGTCGTCGATAACGACGCGGTCGCCACGAGCGCCGGTGATCGAGCCGGACGCCGCCGCCTGCCTGAAGCCTGTGGCTAAATTCTCGAACTTGGTCTTCTGGTTTTGATCAGACGTGATCTGAACGCGGTCGCCCCAGCGTTCTTGATACCACTCGGACGTGACGAGGCGGCGCATGCGCAGCCCGTCGCGGATCGAGAGGTCGAGGCTGTGGCTGGCGCAGACGAAGCGGTGGTGTGGCAGGTTACGCGGCCCCCACTCCCACGCGGGCCAAAAGACGCCGACGAGCAGGCTCTTCATCGTGCCCGGCGGCACGTTGATCAGCAGGCGGTTGTAGAGCTGGCCACTGTCCAGCTCGACACCGTCCGTGATCGCGGTCAGGTGCTCGCACAAAAAATCGATATGCCAACCGTGAATATAGGGCTGACCGGGTTCCAAAATGTGCCACGCCTGCCGCACAAACATGGCAAGGTCTTCCTCGCACTCGGCGCGCGAGATCTCCATCAACTGCTTGTCGATGTCGATGATCTGCCCGTCGAGGTTGAGGATGTGGCTGGTCAATCTATTACCTTGAGGTCCGCCGTGGACGGCGTTCGAATGGACAGGCAGAGCTTGCTCATCATCTGGAACGTCAGCTCCTGAACGCGCTCGTCGAGGGCAGTCTCAGCGAAGCGTGCGACATGCACGAACGCGATAGCACGCTGCGCCACGATGTCAAAGAACAGCTCTGGCGCGAGAATTTCGCTGGTGGAGACGTCTTCGTCGTCCTCAAAGTCCATGTCACCCTCCGTACTGCTGTTCGAGCTGACGCATGCTGATGTGGCGATATTGGACGACGTGGCCGCCCTGTATATATAGCTCGCAGATGCCGTAACTCCAGCCCGTGGTGGCGGTGCCCGCGTATTTGGCGATGTAGCCGTCGGGCATCGACGAGCCGAGGTTCATGACTTCAATGCTGTTGTTGACGCCGATCTTGGGGGTCTTACGGAAAGTTTGACGGTGCGTATGCCCAAAGACCACGGAGTGGGTCGAGTGGTTCGCAATCTGGTTCTCGCTCTGCTGGCCGCCGTATGGCCTCCCCATGATGTTCATCGGGACGTGGATGAAGCCGACCCTGTCGATCATCAGCCACTGACCATAGGGCTG